CGAAGGCACAGAAGTAAATATGGAGGTTGATGGAAATTGTATAATAATCACCGAAATTAAGAGGGATTGACTTCGTATAGATAATGATGTATGATACTGATGTAATTAATTGCAGTTATGGCTAAAGGATTTACTGTTAAGGCAAAAACACCCAAACCATCCGAGAGCTCCCAAGAGTGGGACTATGATTTGGCAAAAGAAATGATCAAAGGCAAATCCATTGTATTTTGCCTACCTGGTAGAGGAGTTTCTTATACATATCTCAAAAATTTTGTACAACTTTGTTTTGATCTTGTGCAGAATGGTGCATCCATTCAAATCTCACAAGATTATAGTTCCATGGTGAATTTTGCACGATGCAAATGTCTTGGTGCAAATGTTCTCAGAGGACCCGACCAAATTCCCTGGGACGGCAAATTGAAGTATGACTATCAGTTATGGATTGATAGTGATATTGTATTCAATACTGAGAAATTCTTACAACTTGTTCTGATGGATCAAGACATTGCCAGTGGATGGTACTGTACCGAAGATGGTCGCACGACAAGTGTTGCACACTGGATGGAAGAAGATGACTTCCGTAACAATGGTGGTGTCATGAATCATGAAACGATTGAGAGTATCTCAAAGCGTCGCAAACCATTCACTGTTGATTATGCAGGATTCGGTTGGCTTCTAATTAAGTACGGAGTTTTTGAGCATTCTGAGATGAAGTATCCATGGTTTGCACCGAAGATGCAAGTATTTGAATCAGGAGAAGTTCAGGACATGTGTGGAGAAGATGTAAGTTTCTGTCTCGATGCAAAGGAAGCAGGATTTGAGATTTGGTGTGATCCTCGCATTCGCGTTGGTCACGAGAAAACTCGTGTAATCTGATGTTGATGACAAAGTATACAATTCTCCATAAAGGAAAAGTCCTTTATAAGTCATTGACTCAGGAGGAATACTTTGATATTATGGAGGACCTGTCAGTAGAATTTTATCAGACAGGTTCTCCAAGACCACAAGATCTCGAAACAAAAATCATAGAAGGAGTTTAAAGTATTATGGCAGTTCGCTCAAAAGTTGGTCTGAATAAATCGGCATTTATGCCCGGTAAGCCGAAGAAAACTCGTCAAGGAAATGGCAAGCACACAAAGTATGCCGCTACGTCTCGTAATGGAAAACGTAAAATGTATCGAGGACAAGGTAAAGGATAAATGAGTTGTTTAATCACCAATCTACCATCACAAGAAGTATGGGTTCGTAAGGAATACCTTACAGACCATCAGAGTGGTCATGGTGAATTTGTAAAAGGCGTCTGGGTTTCGGCAAAGTCGATTCCTGGACGTGTTTTTTATTTTGAGACATATTTACCTGAGTATGCGGCAATGTATGATAAACTGCCAATTAGTGCGTTTTTATCTCGTCCAGAACTACCTGATCCTGATATGAACCTACCAAATCTACAGTTTTGGAACTGTATGGATTATGGTGTTGTCAGTATTGATAAAAAATTTATTGGAAGCATGGATTTTGAATGTTATACAAGAGATCATGGCATTCAAAAAGGGACTTATGTATGCACAATCGATAATTATCACCGTGATCCAGATATGGTTGACTGGGCAACCAGTGAAAATCCTGCCGAACACAAGTCTCATAACCTGATTGAACTTAATAACGGACAATATGCACTATATCCGAACAACAGATTACGTATTTTTGACAATAGTTTAACACCTACGGAACCAAAAATGCCAGATTTTAAGGTTTCGACTCAATATTACCAAGTAGAATGTGGTTATGATCGTCTTGGAATGGGAAATGAGGATGAATATCACTGGAAAACCGCTCAAGAGCGTGAAATAAATACTGATAAGGGATAGCAACCCCTCTAAAAGTTCTGATTTCGCAGTAAATCAGGAGCAAAAATGGGTAATTCACCGGAAGAAAAATCAAAAAGAGTGCTAACAGAAGTTATGCACGACAACGCACCACGTCATGACTTTACAAAACAGTCAGAATTGCATGAAAAAATTCGCAATGATGAGGATTATGATGATTGGGAATATGGGACTGAACCAATTTATGGATAGGGGTATAAATAAAGTCAGAAAACTCTAGTTAAAATGGACAATCGGAGGATATCTAGAGCATTTAAGGATATCAGTTTATCATTTGAACCACATCCAATCACCAAAGATCTACCTGTTCTTAAAAATGAGGCAGCTATTCGTAGATCTGTGAGAAATATTGTTCAAACAATTCCTACCGAAAAATTTTTTAACTCATTATTTGGATCTGATGTAAGAGGAAGTTTATTTGAGTTCGTTGATTTTGGAACAGCATCTGTCATTAGCGATCAAATTCAAACATCAATTGAAAATTTTGAACCAAGAGTCAATAATTTGCAAGTTGATGTCTTTCCAAGACCAGATCTTAATGAATTTGAAGTAACTGTCACCTTTGATATTATCGGACAAGAGTTTCCAACACAAGAATATTCATTCCTACTAGAGGCAACAAGATAAAATATGCCTTTTACAAAGTTTACCAATCTCGATTTCGATCAAATAAAGGAATCTATCAAAGATTATATTCGGTCAAATTCTGATTTTACGGGATTTGACTTTGATGGATCTAATTTTTCCGTATTAATCGACACCCTTGCATACAATACTTATATTACCGCATTCAATTCGAATATGGTAGTGAATGAATCCTTTTTAGATTCTGCAACACTTCGTGAGAACGTAGTTTCTCTTGCAAGAAATATTGGATATCTGCCAAGATCTAGAAGTGCGGCAAAGGCAACAATATCATTCGATGTGCACACAAAGCAAAACGTCTTTGGTATGGTCCTAAAAAAGGGTCTGGTGTGCGTTGGGAACCAAAGTAACACATCCTACGTATTTTCTATTGTAGAGGACATAGAGAGGAATACAGAGGACTCTGACGAAGTTATTGGTGGGAAGAAGGCAACGTTTAATAATATAGAAGTATATCAAGGAACATTTCTTTCAAAACAGTTTGTAGTTGATTCTTCATTAGATCAAAGATTTATTTTAGACAATCCATATATTGACACATCAACAATCAGAGTTTATGTGAGAGATGGTTCGGATACCAATACACTTGGAGTTGAATATAAATTTGTTGATAATATTTTTAACGTAAACTCGGATTCTTTAATTTTCCTACTTCAAGAAATACAGGACGAAAAATATGAGTTGTTATTTGGTGATGGTATTATTGGCAAAAAATTAGAAAATGGGCAAGTTGTAACCGTAGAATATTTGATAACTGACGGAGTAGATGGAAATGGTGCCAACTTATTTTCTTTTTCCGGAGTAATTAGAGATAGTGAGGAAGTAAATAGTGAGGAAGTAAAATTAATTACTCCTAGTTCACCAATTTCTATTGACACAATTCAATCTGCACAAAATGGGACAAATATTGAATCTGTAGAGTCAATTAAGTATTATGCCCCAAAAATATATTCAAGTCAGAATAGAGCAGTAACCGGTAGAGATTACGAAGCAATTATTAAAAGAATATATCCAGATACCGAGTCGGTTTCTGTTGTTGGTGGAGAAGAATTAGATCCACCTGAGTTTGGAACTGTTCAAATATCAATTAAACCAAAGAATGGTGAATTTGTTTCGGACTTTAATAAAAGCAGAATACTTTCGCAATTAAAACAGTATTCAGTATCTGGAATAAATCAAAAAATAGTTGATCTTAAAATCTTGTATGTTGAATTGGATTCATATGTTTATTATGATGACTCCAAAGTTTCGACAGCAGATACATTAAAATCAAAATTATCAAATTCCATTACAAAATATTCTAATTCTATTGATGTGAATCAATTTGGAGGAAGATTTAGATATAGCAAACTTTTAAGAATTATTGATAGTACAGATACTGCAGTTACGTCCAATATTACGAGAGTTACAATTAGAAGAAATTTAGTTGCACTATTAAATCAATTTGCACAATATGAGCTTTGTTTCGGTAATCAATTTCACGTGAAAAAAGAGGGGTACAATATCAAATCAACTGGTTTTAAAATTTCTACAGAATCTGATACTGTATATCTAACCGATATTCCAAATTCAGATGGAAAGACGGGAATACTATCAATTGTTAAAAAACCTTTTGGAGAAAACACTCAAATTATTTCGGATTTTGCCGGAACTGTTGATTACATCAAGGGAGAAATTAATTTAAATACCTTAAATATTATTTCAACATCCAAACCAAATAACATAATTGAGATACAAGCTTTTCCAGAATCTAATGACGTGGTTGGATTGAGAGATCTTTATCTCCAATTAGACGTTTCTAAAAGTAAAATAAATATGTTAAAGGATGTAATATCATCAGGAGATGAAGTGTCTGGAACTGTTTTC